GACGCGGCGCAGGTAGCCCCGGATCGCGGCCACGGCACGGCGAACGAAGCCGATCTCGGGCCGGGTCTGCGCGAGGGCAGCGAGAACCTCCTCGGCCGCCTTGAGCGCCTGGTCGGGGTCGGCCATGTCCAGACCGTACTCCGCGGCCTTCGCCTCCACCTCCTTGCGGCGCGCGGAGATGACGGAGCGCAGCACGCCGTCGAGGTTGTCCCCGAACACACCCCGCAGCCCGTAGTGCCCCAGCGCCTCGTGGAAGAGGTTCGTCACCGCATCCCGCACGGTGGGATTCTCGGAGCGCAGGATGTACACCTTGCCTTGGTAGAAGAACGCCGAAGGCGATCCCTCCGCGCCCTGCGACCGTTGAGCGGCGTCCTCCTCGCGCGCAGCCGCGGGCACGCGCTCGTCCTGCATGTCGTCCACGATCACGACTTCCGGCTTGTTCGCCCACTTCGCCATCGCAGCGTCCACGATGGCGCGGAACTGGCGCTCGGAGAACGTCCCAGGCCGGGACTCGGAGCGGCTCATGCGGATGTTCTTGCGGCGCGCGAACAGGGACGACTGCCCGCGCGCTTCCGCTTCGTCCACCGGCCGGTCCGATCCGGTGAGCGTGAATCCCTCGGGGCCGGGGGCACGATCTCGCTTCGCCTTGTCAGTAGCGGCCTTCTTCTCGGCCGCCTCACGGGCGCGAATCTGCCCTTCGGTCTCTCCGGTAAGTTCGAGCGACTCGGACTGCGCGCCTTTCCCGGAGCGGGAGAACGGGATGTCCCGCGCGCCTCCAGAAGCGGCAACCCCGCCTTCGGGCGGGGTCTTGGCTACTTCTTCGGATGCAGGTTGAACTCCACCCTGTCCGGTTTCCACGGCAGGCCCCCGAACCACTCCCGGAGGCTCTTCCCCTCTTGCCGCGCGCTTGCCGTCTTCCTCTCGCTGGAGTTTGTCTCGGGCGAGGGCGGCGTCGGCGCTTGCTTCGTCGGTTCCGTGTCCATAGGACAATCCTACTCCGTTTTTCGTGATCCGTTCGTCGCCCTTGATGGCGACCACTTCCGCCCCCTCAAGGAGGGCGAGAACCTTGTCGATGAGCGGCTGCATCTCCGCTTGGGACATGCCCTGCGCCATCACCTCGTCGCCACCCGTGCGGTGGGCGTCGAGCCCCGCCTCGCGGAAGGCTTGGCCCAGCATGGCGAGGTACTTGTCCCCCGCCTCGTGGCCCATCTCATCGTTCACCCACTTGAGGGAGTCGAGGTCGAAGGCGACGACGTGCGGCATGGGGTTCGTCTGCCGCAGGCGCTTCCAGGTGAACTTGGTCCCCAGCCCGGTGAGCGTGTCGGTGTCCCGCTCCCTGCGCACCCGCTCCACCTCGGCCACGAGTTCCTCGCGGGTCATGTTGGAGGTGTCTCGGTCCTCCATCCGGCGACGGAGGTCGGCGTCCGTGCGGCGCTCCTGCCCGCCGGGGATGGCGCGCTCCTCGGCCTTCTGGCGGGCCTGGGCGTCGGCTGCCGCGCGCTCCTCCTGCCCCTGCGGCGAATACACCTCCTCGCCGTCCAGAACCCGCTGGATGAGTTCCCGGGCCTTGGTGGCGTCCACCATGTCCCCGTCCATCACGTCGTAGCCCTGCTCGGCCATGATCTCGGCCGCCTGCTCGAGCGTGATGCCGCCGTCCCCGTTGCGGTAGGCACCCCGGAGAGCATCGCGCATGTCGGCGATGTCGCCCCCGTCGGCCGTGATCTCGGAGGCCCGGATGCCGCCCACCTTGCGCAGCAGGGTGGCGAGGCTGTCCGTGGGCTTGATCGTGGCCTTGTCGCGTTGCAGGCGCTCGCCCGCGGCCTTCTGCGCCGGGGTGATGGGGGGCTTGGAGAGTACCCAGCCATCGGCCGTCTTGCGAGGCGTGTAACCCCGAACCTTCGGGCTCGCCTTGAGGAACATATTGGCCGCGCGCTCGGACTTCCACACCCGTGGTTGGCCGACCGTGGCCTTGCCACTGAGCACCAGCGGATCGCGCGCGCGCCACGTGAGGTCGCGGTACTCGGGTTCGGCCACCGGCTGTTGGACCGGCGTAGCCTTGGAAGCGACGTTCGTAGTCTCGGAGGCTACTTCTTGGGCGGGGGTAGCAGGCATCTCCGTCGCCGTGGACGAAATCGTCTTGGGCTGGACGATTTCGCCTTGCGCTACTTCTTGGGCGGCCCCTTGGGGATTCGTGGGCCGATCCGGTACTTGCGCCCCTTCGGCTTGGGTGGCGACAGCAGCGCCTCCCACGGGTTCGGCTTGGGCACTCCCTTGGGTTTCATTGGGCGCCTCCGTGCGGCGTTGGATCTCGGCGTCGAGTTCGGCCTTGCGCTCCGGGGAGCGGGTGAGTTTGGACGCCATCTCGAGTTCGGGGCCGGTCATCTCCGTCACCGCGCGCTTGCGGTAGCCGGTCTCGACCTGGATGGGTTGGGTGGACGGGGGATTCTTGAGCAGCGCCACCTCGCGCGCGGAGAGCAGTTCGCCGGCCGACTGCTTGCGCAGGGCCTCGCCGTACTCGGCGCGTGGATCGGACTGGGAAGGCAGCACCGTCGGCTGCGCCTCTCCCGGGGTGGCGATCGGCGGCGTCGTGGCCGGAGGGGCGGGAAGCTGTAGATCCCGCGCCGCGGTGTCGAGCGGGCGCGCGGGCGCGCGGGCGCCATCGAGAATGCCCTGGCCCACGTCGGCTTGCGTGGGGATGGCGAAGGGGTTGGTGTACGGGATCTCGTTCCCGGCAGGGCCCGCGGGAGCGGGCGGCTCGGGAGGCAGGGGCGGGGCAAGCCCCCGCTCGAATGGGATCGCGCCCTCGTACCGGAAGTCGGCGGGCTGCGGCGTCTGGAGCCGCTGGAGGCGCTGCTGCTCATCCGCTTCCGCCTTCGCGCGCTGCTGCTGCTCGTACTCGATGCCCGTCATCGTGGAGCCGTCGGGCATCACGACGAACGTGGGGCCGACGTAGTGCGGCAACGCCTTGGGTTCGGCCGCAGGCGGTTCGTCGGCCGGCTGCACCATGCGGCGCAGGCGTTCTTGCTCCCATTCCGCGCCAGTCATGGTCGTGCCGTCCGGCATCACCACCATCGTCGGGCCGGTGTAGTGCGGCAGGGCAAGGCGGCTGCCACGCGCGTTCTCTTCGTCGAGTGCGCGCTGGGCCGCGGCCACGGCGTCGTCGATGTTTCCAGCATCGAGGATGCGCTTGTCGGGCGCGGGTTTCTGCGCCGCGCCGAATGCTGCACCAGGCACGCCTTCGGCGATGGTCCCCATCACGAAATCGCCGAACGTGCCCTCGCCCACTTGGCGATTGCCACCGACCGCGATGTTCGAGCCGATGTTCTGCGTAGCCTTCTCGGTCGCTTCTTCAAGGCCGCCGACGGGGCTGGCGCCCGCCGCGCCGGTGAGGGCTTGCCCCGCGCGCCCGCTTCCGATGAGCGGCTTGATCTTGAGCTTGCCCTTGGTGAGGGCGCTGATCACCACGTCCTCGAAGCCCTGCTCGAGCGCCGAGGGGATGCCGCTGCCGATACCTCCACCGAGCGCCGCCGCATCGGCCGTCATCGCCTTGGCCTGCGCAGGCGGGACTTTCGCCTCCTCGATGAGGCGACGGTACATCGACGAGTTCTGCATCAACTCGTCGTGCGACATGCGGTTGAACCGATCGCGCTCCTCTTCCGAGGCCGATCCGTACGCCTGGAGGTAGCCAGCCACCGCGCCAACGCCGAACTGAGCGGGCAGGCTGGCGCCCGCCGTGGTGAGACCGATGGCGAGGTTGGGGGCGAACTGCCCGATCGCATTCAGTCCGTTCAGGGCGAGACCCTTGATCGACGGATCCTTGCCCATCGTCCACGTTTCCGGCTCGGCGAGGTTCCCGTCCGGCGTGGAGTCTCTCATGGCCTGCTTGCCCGACTCGCTCATCGACTCGCGCAGGCGGTCGATCGCGCCCTGCAACGGATTGATGGACCGCAGTTCCGTCCCCGCCATCGCGTTGATGCCGCGCGCGACGAGATCACCGCCACCCTGCGCGATGGAGCCCGCGCCCTCAAGGGCACCCGCGAGCGGCGCCTTAAGATAGTCCGTCCACGACGACTGCGTGGGATCCGGCGCCGCAGGCTTCCCAGCGAGGAAGTCGTCGAACGCCCTGAACTTCGTGGGCTGCGCGTTATCGGGCCGCGAATCCAGCCACGAATCGAACGCGGCGAAACGGTCTTTGGAGTCGGCCATCAGTTGCCCTCGAGCTTGTTGAGTTCGGCCTGGATCTCGGAGAGGCGCTTGGAAAGCGCGATGCGCTGGTCCGTGTTGAGGTTGGGCATGCTGACCGCGGCGAGGATGTTCTCCTTCTCCTGCATGAGCGCCTGCCGCTCCTTGGCGTAGGCGCCGGATTGCTCGCCCACCTTCTTCGGCACCGGGGCCGCTGCCGCGACCGGGCCTTTTGGCGGCTCAGGCTGGGGTGCCGCGGGCTTCGGCGCGGCCGGCTTGCTCACGGGGTTGCCCTGCGAGTCATAGCCTTCCGGCGGCGGGGGAACCGGCCCGTACTTGCCGTTGATCTTGGAGTCGATCACACCCTTCGGCGAGTCGGCCGAGCTCGTTGCCGGGGCGTCCGGGGACTTGATCTTGAGCTTCGTCAACTCCGCGCTCACCGCGCGGTCGATGAGTTCGGCGCGATCGGGGCCGCCCTTGGCCTGCGGCGTTTTCAAGAATTCGTCCACTTTGCGGGTGGCGTTGCCGATCGTCATGCCGGCGACGGCCTCGGCCTGGTGCGGGTCCATACCGAGATCGCGCATACCGTTCATCACTTGAATGGCCGCGCGGTGCGCTTCGTAGTCCGGGGTCTGCTTCCCCGAGATGTCTTCCTTGAAAAGCGTCTTCTTCACGTTGTCGTACGAGGTCTGCCACGCCTTGTCGTCGTACTTGTTCCACGCAAGGTTTGGATCGCCCTTCTTGCCGCCGCCGCCGATGAGGCCGTCGAGCTTGCCTTGAAGTTCGCGGTCCTTGCGCTCTTGCTCCTTCTCCTTGATGTCGTTCGCGCGCCGCATCTCGGTCGCGGTCGCTTCGTCCTTCTTGAGGCGGCGTTCTTCGGCCGATTCCTTCCGGCGCTGCTCGTCTTCCTTGCGAAGATCCTCGTCCTCCTTGAGGGTCTGCGCGATGAGTTTCTCGTTGCCGGTCTTGTACGCCTCCTGCTTGCGATAGGCGGCGAGCTCGCGCGCGTTCGGCGGCAGTTTCGTGGTCTCGACGTTGGACGACACGGATTCCTGGCCGGCGTCGGTCTCGTAGGTGGCCGCGGCCTGCTCGTTGATCGACTTCCCGGGCGCGGCGTCGGCGGTGCGCGCGTAGAAATCCGCGGCGTCCTTGCGATCCTTCGCTTGCGCGTCTTGCGTCATCTTGAGGTCGAATTGCCTATTGGTCGCGTGCTCCTGCGTGCGGAGTTTCGACAGGCGCTCCTCCTTCGTGCGCTCCATCTCCTCCTTCATCTTCATCTGATCGACTTGGGCGGCACCGGCCGCTGCACCGCCGGCGGCACCAAGAACACCCTGGACGAAGATATTGCCGAGAGAGATAGCCATGTCAGGCTCCCATGCGCGATTGGAGGATGCCCTGCGGGGCGGGGGGCGCTTTCGCGCCTTTCATCTGCTGGAGTTCGGATGCCGCCTGCTGCTTCTGCTCGGGCGTCATCGTCTTGGACTGCTGCTCGCCGAAGAGCTTCAAGCCGGCGAACATCGCCTGCTTCTTCACCTCCTCGGTCTGCTTGGGGTCCATGAGTTTCGCCGCGGTGGCGATCTCGATCAGGTCGTCCACCACCTCATCCCCAGCGTGGAGGAGGATGTCGCCCGGGACCTGGCGGTTCTGCTTCTGCGCCGCCCCGGAGATGTTGAGCATGGTCGTGGCCGCGATGCCGCCGATGCTCTCGGCGATGTCATCCTTCGTGGCCGACATGCGTTGCAGGACCATCTTGAATCGCGTGTCGTCCTGCGGATCGCCGAAGATGTTGCGGCGCGCGGCGGCCACGGTCACGTCGTACTGCTTCTGCTCTTCGGGGGTGACGTTGCTTTCCATTACGTTCTCCGGCGGGAGTCGATGACACCGTACTTCGGCGTGTAGTCGGCCTTGCGAGTGAAGGGGTTGCCGCTGAATGCAGACACGGAACCACGGCGGGCGCGGTCGTCGCGCGCGCGCTGCTCCTGCTGCTCGGCGTACTGCTGCGCGTTGCGCTGGGCGTTGCCTTGGAGGAGTGCACTGGCGCCCGTGGACGCCGCCTGCCCAAGCACAAAGCGCGACGCGGGCGAGAGCCCGTTGTACCACTGGGTCGCGCCGTTCCAGAGGTTGCGAGCCCCGTCGATGATTCCGTTGCCGCTGGAAGGCGCAGCCGTCGTCGTGGTCGTTTCGACCGGAGAGGTGAATTCGGGAGTGGTGGGCGTCGTGGTCTCGAGACCGGAACTGGCGATCTCCTCCCCGCCGACTTCCAAACCGCCCGTGTCGATCCCGGTTTCCGCTGCGGTCGTCGCTGCCCCAGCGCCTTCGGCCGACGCGATCCCCGCGATGGCGGGGGCGGCCACCGCCGCGAACATGCCGGCCGTGAGGGCGTTGTCCCTCCGCGCATCGGGATCCCGATACGAGGAGGTCGGCATCACGAAACCGTACTCGGGCGAGTAGAAGACTTCTCCCCAGCCGTGCGAGTTGTCTGGGTGGAAGTAGTTGGTCTCGAGGATGTGCTGCCGCTCGGAATCCGAGTAGGCCGCCCATTCGTCGGGCTTGATCCCGAGATAGTTCTGGATTGCCTCGGGGTCATCTCCGAATCCAAGCTCGGCAGCACTAAATCCGTTTTCCGCGTCATCGGTGCGGCGCAGGGGCACGCGCATGTACGCCTGCCCGTCCGGCCCCTTGATGAAGACGCCGTTTTCTCCGCTGCTTCCCACGAGGCCCGAGTCGGGGCGGGCCACATAGACCGTGTGGGTTCCGCCGTCATCCCCGCCGTTGTTCTGCTGCGTCGGCGTGTAGATGCTCGAATCCTGGTAGTTGTTGATGTTGCGCGTGCCGAAGAAACTGCGGTTGCCCCGCAGTTGGCGCATCTGGTCCTCGAGCGTGCCTTTGCCCTCGTTAAAGTTGAGGGCCTGCCAGTTGGTCGCGGGCATGGCTACGCCTTCCGGTAGGTGTCGAGGATGCCATTCCCGCCGGAGAACGCGCTGGCTGGCAGGGCCTCGACCTTGCCGCGACGAGCGCGATCGTCACGGAACCGCTGCTCGCGCTGCTCGACGAACTTCTGGTCGTTCTGCTGGGCCACGCCCTTGAGGAGGGCCGCGGTGCCGCCTTGCACGCTGCCCGTGACCAAGGCGCGCGCTTCGGGCGAGAGCCCCTCCAGCCACTTCATCTTGCGCTCGAGCGCGCCGTCCTGCGGCGTGCCCGGGCCCATGTCCTGATTGGCGACGGGGGCCTGCGGCTTCACGGTCTCCGCAGGGGGTGGCGAAGCGGCCGGCGCCGGGGTCTGCGGAGGCGGGGTCGTCGGTTGCACCGGCATCTCCGCGGTGGGGGCCTCCGGCGCCTGCACCTCGGGCATCGACACTTCGGGGATCGCCGAATCGCCCCCCGTCATGTCGCCGCTGTTGGCGTTCGCGTTGAAGTCCGAGACCGCCGCATCGGAACCGTAGTTGCCGGTGAGGAGGCCGCCGAGGTAGTAGGCTGCCGCGGCCCCGAGGAGGCCGGCGGCGATCTTCCCGCCGTTCGACTTGGTGAACGACTTGCCGAGGGACTTTGCGACTCCGCTCATAGGTGCTCCATCACGTAGAACCCGCCGGTACGCTTCGCGCCCAGGCGCTTGTAGAACGACTCAGCCTTCGACGGGTCGCGGCCCCCGAAGGACTCCCCGAAATAGATGCGGTCCACCTTCTGCTCGCCGAACGCCCAGTGGGTGAACGTCCGCATGAGGCGAAACCCAGCCCCCGGCTTGTCGGCCACGCAGAGGATGTCGGTGGCGTACCGCACGGGCGTGTAGTCGAGATCGCACGCCATCCCCGCGAGAATCCCCACCACGCCTTCGTCCTGCGCGAGGAACGCGCATTTGTCCGGGTCGAACATGCAGCGGTAGGCCATCGTCGAGGCACCCCGTTCATCGAAGGGGAAGCGGCGCAGATCCGAGAGTTCGTGCATCTTCCGACCGAAGGCGACCATCGCCTCCACGTCGGTCGGGGTCGCGCGGCGAACGATCACGGCTGCGGTTGCCCGGACGCCGGGAAGGCGCTCATGTCGATGTCGAAGGGCAGCACCCCGGAGGCCGACCACACGGCCATGTAGTTGTGCAGCCAGTTCTGCCGCGCCTCCGGCTCCATCTCGAGGCTCATCCCGTCCTGGAGGCCCTGCTGGAAGGCGTTGAACTGCGAGGCCGACAGGGAGGCGGCGAACTCCTTGTCGCGCTGCGACAGGCTCATGTTGAACTGCCGCATCTGCTGGTCCAGCACGGCCATCTGCTGGTCCTTCTGCATCCGCGCGATCTCGAGTTGCGTGGCGCGGCTCTTGTCGCCCTCCCGGGCGGCGGCGTCGAGTTGGGCCTTGTCCCGACGGGCAAGGTTGACCGCATCGTTCTGCGCGGCGATGGCCGCGTTCATCGCGTCGATGTACCGCTGGTTCGCCTGGTTGAAGGCGGTGGCGTTGAACTCCTTGGCGGCGTTCGCGGCCTCGGCGGCGTAGCGCGCCGCGGCGTTGGCCTGCTCGACGGAGAACATCGCCGCCTTGTTGGCCTCGCCCGCGTTGAACATGCTGGCCGCGTTCTTGGCGGCGGCGAGGAACTGCGAGGCTTGGTTCTGCGCGTTGGCGGTGAAGGCGGCGGCCTGGTTCGCCTGCTCGGCGTTGAACCGGCCGTTCTGGTTCTTCTCCGCAGCGAGGAACTGCGCGGCGACGTTCTTGGCCTGCGCCGTGAAGGCGCGCGCCGCGTTGATCTGCGACACGTTGAACTGCTCGGCCTGCACGTCCCCGGCCCCGATCTCGGAAGCCTTGTCGATCATCGCGGCCTGACCGGCCTGGATCGCCATGGTCGAGTTGCCGATGCCGCGCTGGTTCGCCTGCATCGCGGCGAGCGCGCGCGACCGCTGCATCAGGATGCCGTCCTTGGACAGGATGCGGTCGATCGCGCCCGAGAGGTTCTCCTTCCCGGTCTCGGCCTCATACCCCTCGGGGTTGTAGCCCTCCGCATCCGGGGCCTTCTCCGCGGTGTAGCCCTTCGCGTCGTACCCCGTGGAGTCCGCGGTCTGCGGGTTGTCGAGGGTCTTCGCGTCGTACGTGGACGGGTCGATGGTCTGCGGGTTGGACTTCATGATCTTGTCCACGATCCCGTCGGTGGGCGTCCAGCCGTTATCGCCCGTGCCGCCCGTCCCCGTGCCCCCGGTTCCACCCGTCCCAGTCCCGCCTGTCCCGCCCGTGCCACCGGTCCCGGGGCCGCCCGTGCCCGCCGGCCAGTTGCCCGGGGTCTGCGCATTCGGCTTGCCGTACAGGGCACCACCCGGGAGGGCGTTGCGGTTCAAACCCAGGGGCGGAATGGTGTCGCCCTCGGGGTTCGGGATCCAGTCGCGGAAGAGCGCGAACTGCCGGCTGTACTCGGCGACGTTGTTGCCCGACTTCTGGAGGAAGTAGTTGGCCGCCTTCTGGAGCGCCGCGTTGCGGGTCGCGGGGTTGTTGAGTTCCTCGTACGTGGGGAGCTCGCCCGAGTCTTGGGCCGCAAGCCACCCGTCCGCTTCCGGCGGGAGGATGCCGGCCTGCCGCGCGGCCTCGAACTGCGCGAGCGCCTGCTGCGTGCCGCCGTCCCTGCGACCGTTCCACGTGCCGGTGCTGGGCGTCGAGGGCGTGCCCGCCGGGTTGAGCGGGTTCTGCCCACCGGTCGCATCGCCCGTGCTCGGGGTGCTACGCGGCGCCTGCGTGAGCGGGTTCTGGCCGGGGTCCGTCACCGTGTCCACGACCGGATCCGTGGCGGGATCGGTCTCCACCCCCGTGTTGTTCTGGTGGTCGTTGGGGTCGGCGGTCGTCGTGCCGGTGAGGTTGTTGTTCTGCGACGCATTGAGGTCGGGCGACGGGGCGGTGGCGACTTTCGCCGTGCCGGCCGGGGCGGCAGTCGGCACCGTCGCGGTCTCCACGTTCTGCCCGCCAGTCACCGGGGCCGACGTGGGATCGGTGGCAGGCGTCGGGGGCTGCGGAGCGGTCTCGATGTTCTGGCCGCCCGTGACAGGCGTGCTCAAGGTCGGGGCCGCCGGCGCGGGCTGCACGTCGTTGCCGCCCGTCTGCGGGGCGCCGTCAACCGGCAGCGCGCTCGCGTCCTCGGCCTCCGACTGCTGGCCCGCCATGGGCTTGAGCGGGTCGATCGGCTTGAGGTTCGTGGTCTTCGATTGGATGATCCCGGCCATGACCTACTCCTTCGGAGCGAGTTGCGCCTTGAGCGCCGCGATCTCGGCCTCGAGCGCCTGGATGCGCTCCTGCGCCACCATGAAGTCGGCGTAGGCGTTCACCGAGTTGTCCATGGCCGCGTTGCGCTGCTGCACGAGGCCGTTGATGACGTGATCGGAGCGTTCCATGTCGGTCCTATGTGTTGTAGTACGGCACCTTGCGATCGGTGCCCGCGATGTTGACGATGAGATAGCCCACCGGATTCGCCGGCAGGGCCGAGGCCGCGCCTGCCGCCCCGACCGTCGTGGCCGTGGCGGTGCCGAATCCCACCTCGTTCGCCGCGACCGTGGGGGCCGAGGCGTTGGCGATCTTGAGTCCACCCCCGGTCGGCACGGAGACCTTGGTGGCCCCGCCGATCTGGAGGTCAAGCGATCGTTGCGTTCCCGTCCCGGCCGCGGTCGAGTTGAGCATCGTCGCCGTGGCCGAGGTCGTGATGGTGATGAAGTGCGTGTTGTCCGGGTCGGACCCACCGAATGCCGTCCAGGCCGCCACGTTTGAGGTGCCGTTCGGGATCGCCCCCACGTTCGTGCCGTTGTTCGTGGTGGAGTCCTGGAACAGGAAGCGATTGGCGCGCGTCGCGTTTGAGAAATCCGCGAAGAAACGCTTGCCCGAGCCCACCACCGTGATGTCGCCCGTGAACACCATGCGCTGCCGGCCGTCGGTGCCCAACACCTGCCACACCCCGTTTGCCTCGTAGGACAGCCCCTCTCCCGCCGCCAGCGTCACCTTGACCACGGTGTAGTTGGACGATCCTACCGTCATGCGAATCGTGACCGTCGCCGCCACCGTGTCGGCGTTGTGCACGGAAACGAAGTCGATCTCGCGGATCGTGACCGCATTGGGCGCGTCGCAGATCGTGACCGGCGTGGCCCCGTTGGTAGTCGAGAATTTGGTCCGGTTCTTGAATGAGGGCGCGAGTTTCGAGCCCTTATCCGAATAGCACACCATTACCTCGAGTTGCGAGGTCGTGACCGCGCCCCCGAGCAGGATGACCAGGCTTCGGTTCTTCTCGTCGAGGCGGATCATCGGGTTTCGTTCCCCGAGGCATCCATCACCTTCCAGCCGCGGCCCTTCTTGTACTGGAGGTGGTATCCGGCCCCGACCGTCACCACCTTGATCCGGCGGGCGGTGCCGTCGTCGCTCACCCGGATCGTGGCCGTCACGGCGGCCGAGTCGGCGTTGTAGAGGTTGAACTCGTCGATGTCCCGAATCACATCGGGGTCCGGGGCATCGCACACATCAACGGCCGTGACGCCGTTGAGGGTGGAGAACTGCGATTCAACTGGCTTGCCGGATTGAAGCTGGTTCGTTCGGTCGGTGAAGAAGACCGAGACTTGCGGCTGTGTGGACGCGACCGCGCCCGCGAGGAGCACTTGAAGCTTCCTCGTGGGCTTATCGAGGCGCATTACGCAACCACGTATGAAAAACTCAAATAAACGTTTTCAGTGCCGGTCGTCGATGACACGAACGCGACCCTTGCCGTGTTGGTACTGGTGTTCGCGGACACCATGGCCGGCGACACGGTGGTTCCGAAGTTCTTCCCCCCTGCGCCAGCGCAGGCCGATGAGGAGAGCGTCGAAGCAATTGGCAGCGAGAGGTCGAACGCGGTGAGCGTCGCGCTTGCAGTCGGCGTAACCTGAACAAGCCCGGAGACCGTCACGGTATTGCCAACGCGAAGGTATTGGAATCCGATCACGCTGAACGAAGTAACGTTCGTACCGTTGTTTGCGGTCGGCGTATAAGTCCCGGAATTGAGCGTCGCAACCGCGTTGATGTTGAGCGTCGTCCCGTCCGTCCCGGTGAGTCCGAGCGTGTTGTTGAGGGTTAGCGTCTTGCCGTTCCCGTTGATCTGGATGTCCCCGGTGAGGGAGAGAACCTTTCCGTCCGTCCCCGTGAAAGCGATCGACGAGTTGGCCTGCAACGTCTTGCCATCGGCCACCGTGAGAGTGGCCGAGGTCGCGGGCGCGGTGATGGTGAGCTTGTTGAGAGTGGTGCACGTAGCCGCGCCGAGCGCCGGAGTCACAAGAGTAGGGGAACTGGCAAAGACCACCGCGCCCGTCCCGGTCTCATCCGTCAACGCTGCCGCAAGGTTGGCGCTCGACGGCGTGGCGAGGAACGTGGCAATGTTTGCTCCCAGACCGGAAATGCCAGTGGATACTGGCAGTCCCGTGCAGTTGGTGAGCGTGCCCGACGTGGGTGTTCCGAGAACCGGGGTCACGAGTGCGGGCGACGTGGCGCGCACGCCGTTGCCCGTGCCCGTCGTGGTGATAGCCTCGAGACCCGAACCGCCGGAGTTGACCGCGACGATCTTGGACCCATTGCCAGCGAGCGTCGGCAGTTTCGAGAAGCCGGTCTCAATGTTGGCGAACTCGCTGCGCGCCGAGGCGGACACGCCCAGCGCGCCCGTGGAAGGATAGCCGGAGGCGGTGAAGTATTCGGTGCTCATTTACGCTCCCAAGCGCAGCATCCGCCGCGGGGTGTAGATGAAGAGGGCGCCCGAGACACGAAGCGCCCCGAAGTAGTCGGAGTTGCTGCGCAGCCGCAGCGCGAAGTTTTCAGCGGAACCAATGAAGTCGGCCTTGTTTGGCGTGAGGTTCCTGCCGTCCCAGTAGAACGAGTCCCAGGTGAAGGAATCCCACACCGCGGGTTGAAGCGCGACGGTGATGGTCGAGGAGTTGGGTTGCTCGGTTTCCGTGGACGCATAGGACAGGTCGTAGGAGAAGTCGAACTCCGCGTACCCGTCGCCCTCCACCTCAAACTGCATCCCGCGATACCGCTTCTTCTGGAGCGGCGAGCGGGAGTTGTTGAAGACGAGGGTGAGGTACGCCTCGATGTTGGCGCCGTCGAATGACGTGCCTTTCTCCATCTGGAAGACGTAGCCCGTGGAGTCGCCGAAGAATGCCGCTTCGGTGCCGTCGGCCATCTCCGAGCTCCACGCGCAGCGAATAGCGTGCGCGTAGAGCGTCGGCATCATCCCCAAGATGTTGCCGTTGTCGAACGTGATCGTGAGGCCGGAGCCATCGTTGAAGAAGAGCCGGTACTGGTTCTTGTCGCGGATCACGCACGACGCCTGCGAGATGGTGCGCTTGTCCACCAGCCACGGCAGGACCGGCTTGCTCACGGTCGCGGCCACGAAGTTGCCGTAGTTGAGCGTGGTGGAAAGCGTCGTCACCCCGCGGTCGTCGAGCATCATCGTGAACCCGACGTGCTGGTGCGTGTAAGCGTAGGCCCCGATCTCTTGGTTGAAGTCCACGAGGTTCCAGTCGATGACGCCCGTGCCGTACAGCATCCCGATCTTGTTGCGCGTGAAGATCGCAAGCGCGCCGGATTCCTGGCTCGCCGGCTGGCTGCGGAAGCCCGTGATGTCGTCGCCCATGGCGATCTCGCCCGCCCCCACGATCGCGTTGAAGACGTAGGGATCCCCGGGCGCGGAGTGCTGGGCCGAGGAGCCGAAGGAGAGGAACAACTGGTTCTTGTGCACCGCAATGTGCAGCGGCGTGTCCGTCGTCATCCCCGTCGAGATGGGCACGAACGTCGTGCCGTCGAACTCCCACGCGCGATTCTTGCCATCGGCCCCGTAGAGCCTGCGGGTCGTGGTGGCCCCGCCGAAGTTGTGCACCACAAACTCGAACCGGCCGGACGGCGCGAGCGTGATCGCCGTTTGCGCCCCGGAGAGCGTGAGCGAGCCGCCGCCGGTCGAAGTGGCCGCGCCCGCCGCGTAGTTGCCGCCCGCCCGTCCCGAGAGGATCAGCCGGCCCGAGTTGACCCCGGAAAGCAAGCTGCCGTCCTCCACCACCACGCGCTTGATGGTCGCCGTCACCCCGCCTTGGGTGAGGGTATCGCCCTCCTCCACCGACGTGTTGGCGTTGGTGAAGGAGATCTCCTCGCCGAGGGAGACCGACGCCCACCCCGAGGAGGTGGACTTGAACATCACGGCGGCGGTGGCGCCCGCGTTGTTGCGGAAGGCGTACACCACGTCGCCATACAGGACGACCCCGAGCACGTTGCCCGAGCCTGGAACCGCGGTGATGAGCGCCCGGTACACGTCCGCGGCGAGGTTGCGGTACTGCGCGTGCAGCCGGGGCGTGGAGGCGCTGTCCTGCACGGCGGGGCCGGAACACGTACCCTTCACCACCCCGCCCACCCGGACGTTGCCTGCGGCGAACGTGCCGGTGATCTTGGTGAGCACCGCCTGGGTGTTGCTCGAGGCGAGCGCGATGACCGTCCCGAACGAAGTCCCCGCGTTGTCGGTGAGCACGTCGCCCACGTTGACCGTGGCCGAGAGCGTCACGGGCAGGATGGCGTAGGTCGCGTCCGAGGGTTTGGCCTGCCCGTCGAATCGCTCGTACCCCAGCACCCGGCGGTAGCCGTGGTTGATGTCGATCTCGAAGTTCTGCGCTTCGCGGCACGACCCGGGCTTGGCTTGGAGCGCGGGCGTGACGAAATCCGCGCCCCCCTCGAAGGGGATGAATTCCGTCTGTTTCGTGACCTGGGGCAGCGGCATCAGGCCAGCGGGGCCGCGAAGCGCGGCTCTTGGAGTTGGTCGGCGAGCAGGGCGGCCCGAAGCCCGGGACGGCCGCGCTCGCCGTTCTCGATCATGTCCGCGGCGGCATGGACTTCCGGCGCCGCCTCGAAGGCCGCGTACCGCTTCATCGCCATCGCCACGATGAGGCGGTGGAAGCGCGCCGGCATCTCGGGCGTGTCGTCATCCTCGGCAAGGATCTGCGCGCTCTTCTGGTACTCGCCCTCGAGCGTGTAGATGCCGTTGGGGACCGGCCCCAGGCGAAGGCGGTTCTGCGGGTCGATCGACGAACAGGCGGGGTATCCGTTGGGCTGGGAGCCCGTGAGCCACGTGAAGCGGTAGGAGTCCCAGCCGGTGTACGGGATCATGTGCCGCGACCCCAGCCCGCCGGAGGTGAGGTAGATCTGAATGTTCTCCGTCCACCAGCGGGCGAAGCGAGAGATGGCGACTCCGGTGTCGGCATCCGTCACGGCCGAATCGTTGTAGGCGTAGTGCGGGTCGCTGTCGGCCGTCTGGATGGTGAAGTTGCCCGTCATCCACCGCCATGCGTTCTGCTCGTTCTGGAGGTCGGTCCACGATTCCCGAACCCAGCCTACGATCCGGGCAAGTTCCCCCGTCTGGTTCGTGACCGACGTAGGCCCGGAACCGGGGATGCCGCACTCCAGCCGGGTCGCTTGGCAGAGTTCGAGAAAGGTGGACATCAGGCGGCCTCGGCCACGACCTTGCGCAGCCAGTCACGGCCGCGCGGGTTGTCATCCCGGATCACCTGGACGGGGAACTTCGACGCCGTGTGCTTGGGGTAGCGGAAGGCGCGCACGCCGTTCGTGTCCGTGTACTCCTCGCTTTGGAACGTGGATGGCTTGGCGCGAAGCAGCGCCTCGACGAACTTGCGCTTCACGGTCTGGTCCTCGCCGCGCGCGAAAAGCTGGTGCCGTCCGTTGACCCACACGGGCACGAACTTCTCGGCGTTGGGCGTCGGGTCTTCCATGACGCGCACCGTGATGAGCTCCTCGTTGAAGGCGAGCTCGTCCAGGTACTCCTTGGAGCGCGGGCCTTCGACGGGCTCGACGGTGTTTCCCTCGAGCGTGGCCTCGCCCGTGGACGGCATGACCACCACGGTGTCGGCCGGCTGGGGAAGGTCGCCGGTGTCGATGATGTCGGAACGCACGACGGGCGCGACGCGCTGCTGCACGATGCCCGACACGACATTGGAGAGATCCTTCACGACGTTGCCGAGCGCGGCGACTTCCTGCTTGATCTCGCCGATGTCGGCGCTGGCTTGGGGCTTGCGGGGCATTGATTTCTCCTGAAAAAGGACAGCCCCCGAAGGGGCTGTCTAAGGCGCGCCCGTGATGGGCGTGCACCTCAAGGCGGGGCCGAAGCCCCGCCCGGTGCGGGTCTGCAAACAGAAACGGCCCCGAAGGGCCGTCTGTCCGCGTTGTTGCTTGAGTCACTTTCGTCGGTTGGCCGCCTGTTCCTTCGGCGTGGCCCATCGACAATTCTTCGGGGTGTAGTTCCCGTTGCAGTCCTTACGATCAATCGTCGTGCCGTCGGGCCTCTCCCCCATGTCCGCGAGGAAGTTCACGAAGCCCATCTTCCCGGTCCATCGCGCGCACACCGTAATGCCGCGCCCGCCGTAGAGATGAAAGTTCGGCGCTCCGGGGTTACGGCATCGCTCCAACATCGCCTTCCACGTCCTGTACGTCGGCGTGGTGATCCGCACCCTCTTGTCCACCGCCTGCCTAGCGTGGCCGTGCTTTGTGCGACCGACATTAGTGGCAGCGGTGCGCTCGCGTTGAATGCAGCCGCAGGAAAGCGTCTTCCCGCTCGTCAATGAATCAAGCGTCGTGATCTTCTCGCCGCCGCACTCACATCGGCACCGCATGGTTCTGCGCTTCCCGAGAACCTCGTCCACGACAGTCAGCCTCCCGAAAACATCCCCGGGCGACACCTTTAGCGCCGTGTCTGCATGGTGATCGCGGAATCCGCGGAACTGCCCGCACCCACAGGACTTTGTGGCACCACGACGCAAGTTGCTTGCCGATGCGTTGGTCAGGCTGCCGCAATCACACTTGCACAGGAGCCTCGCGCGCCCGGTCGAGGTGGGCTCGCCGGAGCCGATCACAACTAACGAACCGAACCGCTGCCCCAACAGATTTTCTGCGATAGACATAGGAGATCGCCAAGTAGATTGCCAGTTGACATTCTACTTGGCTACTCCGTTTTCCGCTACTGTTTACTACACGGTGGCGCTGAAAGGCGTCGCCTCCGCGCCGGTGCCGGACACGAGACCGCGGACGTACCAGAGGTTCGCGGCCACGTCGATCACCTCCCAGTAGTCGCCCTTGATGCCGCCGGTCGTGGTGCCGTTGCCGGTGATGGTGTCGTCCGTGCCGCCCGCCTCGAAGGCGATGTTGGTCGAGCCGGCGTCCTGCATGATGACGACGCCGCCCACCATCGTGTCGCTCGAGTTCGCCACCTTGATCGTGGTCGAGTTCGAGGTGACGGTCGTGCCGATGAAGAAGCGGAACGAGGCCCCCGAGCCGGTCGCGGCCGGCAGGGTCACGGCGATGCCGGCCGCGCGGTTGAGCGTGATGAGCGCGCCGTCGTGCGTGGCCTCCGTGACCGTGAGCGTCGAGGCGGTCGCGTTGATGATGCGGGCCGACACGTCGGCGGCACGGTTGATCTCGGCCGCGGTGGCGTTGATGGTGGTGCCAGCGATCTTGAGGGACGCGCCCGACTCGACATCGAGCGAACCGCCCTTGCGGACGATGCTCGCGCCGGTGAGAAGGACGTTGTGCAGCTTGCGCCAGAGAAGTGCGGACATGGCGATCTCCTTGAAGTGGAGGAGGCCCCCGAAGGGGCCGCCCTGTTATGGAGTTACGAGACCTGCGGACGCGAGGGAAGCGTGGCGATGTTCACGATGGCGTTCGTGAAGCCCGTGGCGTTCCAGTTGCTCGAGCCGAACGTGATCGTGCCGGCGTTGGACGCAGCCTTGGCGACCATGTAGGCGAACGGACAGAGCGTGTCCGGGATGTCGGGGAACTGGGGCGGGTTCACGAACGAGCCGCCGGCCATGTCGGCGATCGGGCCCTGGACCACCTTGACGTTGCCCGAGGTGTCCAGGCACCAGACGAAGATGCAGCCCTTGTTGGCGGTGAGCGCCGTGAAGGCCGAGCCGGTGACGGCATCGGTGGTCGGCGTGGCGCCGGTCGTGATGGCGGTCTTGGTGCGGATCTTCCCGTCGATGATGTACACGATCGTCACCGTGGTGTCGTGGGTCGTCACGCCGCCCGTGGCGGTGAGCAGGCCCGACGTGGTGCACATGTTGATGCTGGTGAGCTTGTTGGCATGGAGGGACATGGTTGTCTCCTGTGTTGGAGCCGGGGCGCTAGGCCCCGGCGTTATGGATTACAGCGAGGTGATGCCACATTCGGCAACCGCCATCCAGCCGCCGTTGAGCACCGTGGCCGCGGAGTAGAACTTGGCGCCCACGTAGCCGCGCTGGCCGAGGGGATCGGCCGCCGACTTCGTGCCCACGGGGATGTTCGTCATGTCGAACGAGTTGCTGCCGCGCAGGGCGACTTCGCCCCAGGCGCTCTCGGCCACGACGATCGTGGGGTACACGTCGATGTTCGAGCCCGTGGTGGTGTAGAGGCCGGTGGAGCCGACCGCCACGCCCGAGTCGGGGATCGACGCGAGTTCCGGCGACACGATGAAGCGGAAGCGGCCGAGCGATCCGATCTCCATCTCGTGCACGGGCTTGCGCTGGCCGTAGCTCACGACTTCCTTGAAGCCCGGCAGGGCGCGGATGTCGTGCTCGCAGTCCGTGTGGCAGAAGACCAGGAAGCCGGCCTCCACCGGGGTCGTGTTGAAGTTCGGCGAGGCCGACAGCACGCCCGTGATCTGCTTCGCGTGGTTCGCCAGCAGGGAGCGGGCGATCTTGGAGAGCAGGTTGTAGGAGATCGCCGAGGCGACCGTGGCACGCGAGGTGCCGCCCGAGTAGAACACGTTGGTGCACTGCTTGAGCGCGCCGTAGCGGATCATCTCGCGCACGAGGCCCATGCGCTCGCCCAGTTGCTTCTTCATCTCGGGCGGCACATCGTCTTCGTGCAGGTCGTCCTGCTTGTCGGTGTACATGTACAGCGCACCGAACTGCTGCATCACCACGGTGATGTCCTGCGGGGAGAGGCTGTCCGCGTTCGGCGTCACACCTTCCTGAAGGATGTGCAGCGCGGTGGACACGCTCCAGCGGTTGATCGTGTCGTTGCTCGTCGTCGAGCCGCCGTACGGCAGCCAGCGGCGGTACACGATGTTGTCGCCCTGCTTCTTGGGCATCTTCTTGTTGTCGCCGGTGATGCCCAGCACTTCGACGGGCACGGCGTGGGCGAGGATCTCGCCCAGGACTTTGTTGCGGCGTGAGACGGGACTGTTGAAAGTGGCTCCGGCCATGGTGGCCTCCTATTTCGTGAAAGGGTTGTCAGCCCCTCACCGATCTGAACCCCGCGTCGAAAGCCGCCTCCGGATCTTCGACGACCGCGGTGGCTGTGGATCCGCTCGGGGTGATGGCTCGGTCGAGGCGCTTGTCGCGCTCGGCCTTCTGCGCCTGCTTCTTCGTGTGCTCGGCGTAGAGGTCGAGCATTCGGATCGCGTCCTTCGCCTTCGGGCTCGCACTGAGCCGCTGGATCTCAGCGGGTTGCGTGCGATACCAGGCCGCGAACTCCGGGGTGTTGATGGTTTCCTCCCAGCCGTCATGCTTCGCGTCGATGACCGCGAGAACGCGGGCCTCGTCACGCGCAGCCTGAGTGCTGGTCTGGATTCGCTCCTCGACGCGCTTGGCGATCTGCGCCTCGAGATCGGCAGGATTCACCGGGGCTTCACGCGGGAGTGACCGCTGGAGATCAGCCAGTCGCTCGTCCACGGCTTCCGCCCATTCGGGGAAGTCCTCCTTCAATTGCTTCCAACGCGCGCTGTCGGTGCGCGCGCGCTCCACCTGCTCGGTCGTCGGTGCGTCCTTGCCTTCGGAAACTGCCGCAGCGCGCGCTCCCGCGAGTGCCGCCTTCATTTCCTGCTGCTGAGACTTCAATCCGCCGATGTGAGCGTTGACGGTGGCGAGTTGCCTGGAGATCGTGTCGAAGCCCTTGAGCTTCTCCGTGATGGACTCGAATTCCGCCTTCACCTTCGGAGACACGCCTTCCCATTCGCCCTTCGGGGGTTCGGTGCTCGTCGCGCCGTCTTCCTTCGGGGGTTCGGGAGCCTGCTCCTCGGTGGTCTTGGCTGCTTCCGGAGCGGGTGTGGGAGTCTCCACGCCGCGCGCCTCGTTGAAGCCGGCCGCGAAAGCGGCATCGGAATCCACCTGCTGCACGTTCTCCTGCTCTTGGTTCACGTAGCCTCCAATGAAAAAACCCGCCGAAGCGGGTTCTCAGGGACCGTAGGGCTTGCGTCCTACGGGTCTTGCGTGGTGCTGGGTTTGTCCAGCGCCAACATATCCTTCAACTGCGCGATGCGCCCGCGGATGCGCTCCCCTTGCTTGTCGTCATTGGGGTTGTCGTTGCGCTCGCGCTGGATGGCAAGCTGCTGCTCGAGATGCGCCTTGAGGCGGATCCAGAGCGCGCTCTGCCGCTCGGCTTCATTCAGGACGAAGGGCGTCATTTCTGGAACGCCTGACCTTTCGGCGCGCGCCCGGGCGGTTCGGCCGCGGCCTTCGCCACTTCATGCACGCGCCCCTCGCGCGCAAGCTGCTTCTGCGTCGTGAGGGTCATCGTCACTTTGGCGAGCTCCGTCTTCGCTTGCGCCAGGGAGAGGTTGTTGCGGTTGGCGTAGTCCATGAGCGCCAACTGGTACTGCAACTGGCGGTCCTTCTGGTTCTCGCCGGACTCGAACTGGTTTTCCAGTTGGACGAGTTGCTGCTTCGACTGCGCGTTGATCTTGGCGGTTTCCACGCGCGGGTCGGGCTTCTGCTGGGCGGCTTGCTCGGCCTGCTGCCTGAGTTCCTGCTCGGTGTACTGGAAATCCTCCGGCCGGCGGTTGTTCGCGCGGAGGTTCTCCTTCATGGTCTTCTTCGGGTCGAGGCCGAAGGCGGGGTTGAGCGCCGCCTGGAGGAGTTGCGAGGTCTCCTGCTTGTAGATCTCGCGCTCCACCAGCGCCGTTGATCCCCGGGCGTCGATCACGAACTCGCCCTTCTCGATGTCCTCCGGGCCATAGAGCAGCAGGTAGGTGTAGTACCGGCGGATGTGGGGCTCGGTGATGGAGTCGTCGATGTTACGCGCGATGCGGCGCAGCACGCCGGCCGCGTTGCGGTCCACGAGTTGCTGGCCACCCAGTGTCTCCGGCGCCGAGCCGGACTGCCCTTGCAGCAGCAGCGGCAGCCCCGTCACGTCCTCGGCGATCTTGAGGCCGAACTGGATGATCTGCATGAGCTCGTTGGTGAGGGCGGGGATCTCCACCACCGAGACCACCTTGTTCACGTCGTTGGACGTGTCCGACTGGCTTACGTAGTACACCTTCCAGGGCGTGATGTCCGGTCGGTTGTCCGCAGGCTGCACGTTGTTCGCCAGCACCACGATCGGACCGGCGGCGCGTCCCGCGTTGGTGAGCATGGTGCGAACGCCGGCGGTCACGATGCGCTGCGGCTCGCGGATCTGGCGGGCTACGCCATACCCCCACGGGGAGTTGGAGCGCGGCTGCCACTGGAAGTAGTCGTAGGGGAACTCGCCCGTGTCGAGCGGGTTGATCGCCGCCTTGATGACGCGATCGTTCACCATCGTGATGAGGGCCGGGATCATCACGAACTTCTGGCCCTCGCAGCTACAGCCGGCCGCCTCCATGTCCTCGCGCGTGAGGAACCCGTAGAAGTACCAGATCTCGAAGAGCTCGGCGTCGTTGAGCGTGCGCCCGTCCGGCGTGCTCCGGGTCTCGGTCCGCTTCTGCGGCCCCTCTTCCAGGCACTTCTCGATCTGGTCGGCGAGGTAGCTGTCGTCCTCGGCGAGGTCCGCAAGCTGCTTCTCCGTGAGGAAGTCGCGCTCCCAGTGGTAACGCCCGCTCGAGGGGCGCGAGCCGCACGCCGGGTCCGGGAAGCAGTTCTCCGCGAGCACCCGCTTGGAGACCGGCTTCTTCTCCACCTTGATGACGAGTTCCCCGTCCGCGAACATCTGCTGGCGCTTCTGCACGGGGATCGGGCCCTTGAGAATCCCGGTGCCGATGCGCGCGGCGTCGTCGATCACCTTGCGCATCTCCGCGTGCCACTGACCCTCGACGTGCCAGTCCTCGATGCGCTTCTGCGCGCGCTCGGCCTTCTCCCGCGCTTCCGTGAGCAGTTGCTCGGCGTGCGCCTTCTCGGTCTGCGCCACCTTGACGGCCACCTGCTCGGGCACCTGGTTGTCCGCCATCCCCTGAATCACTTCGTCCGGCAGGCCACCCTTGGCCTTCTCGATGAGCTCGGGGAGCGGCGTTTCCTTGATCGACCACGGGCGGTCGTCCGTGGGGATCAGGATGTCGCCCACCTTGGCCGCCGCCGCATCGACGTAGGGCCGGGTGATGTTCACGAAGATCGTGGAATCCACCTGCGTGCTCTGCGGCGTCAACTGCCACGGGATGTTCACGCCCTTCTGGTGGATGGAGCCCTTGTTCTTTTCGTCGAGCCCTTCGTAGTGCTCCTCGTCCTCTTTCCAGATGGACTCGATCCCGCACTGCATCCGGCCGTTGACGGCTTCCTGCCGAGTCTTGGCGAGCGAGTGCGCAAGCGCGTCGAGGCGCGCGCGCTGGTCTTCTTGCGCCTTGTTGCCCTCTTTGGGCAGGGGGGCGCCTTCCGTACCCATGGAATCGGGGGATCGTTGCATCGGGAATTCCTATCGCCGCGCGAGGCGGCGGTATCGGATCAGCCAGTCGGATGCGGCAGAGAGCAGCGCGCCCAGCGTCGTCTGGTAGGCGCCGTTGCCCTGGAATGCACTCGCCTGGAATGCGCCGATGATCGCCATGGCTATTCCACGCGCTTCACGATCAGCACCACCAGGTCCGTCGCCGCTTCCTTGAGGAACGTGACCGCGAACTTCTGGAAGTCGGCATCACGCACCGCGATGTCGTGGTGCAGATCGAACTTGCCGTTGCCCATCACGAAGTCGCAGCGGTAGAAGTCGTTGTGCGGGGCATTGACCGCGCGCCACTTCGCGTCGAGGTACGAGTACCACATGCCCACCACCGGCGGGAACTTGTGGGTGAGGTCTCCGAACGCCCGATCGCTCCACGCGCTCGGCGTGCGGATGATGCAGCCCGCCCCGGGCTTCAGCACCCGGTAGAGTTCGTTCACGAAATGCACGCGCTCCATGGCGTCGAGGTGCTCGACGAAGTGCGAGCAATGCACCTCGTCCACCGAGTTGTCGGCCCACGGCCACGGTTTACGGAGGTCGTGCACGATGTCCACGCCATCGAACTTGATCGCATCCACGCCCACGAACCCGGGCACCTTGTTCTTGCCGCAGCCCAGGTCGAGGCGCAGCGCGCCGGGGGCTTGTTTCTTGACGCGCTGGGACTTCTTCTGCGTGCGCTTCACTGGGTCTCCTTGTTCACCACATGAACTTCGGTGGGCCGAATTTTCCTTCTTGGTCCCAATGCCCCACCTTCACCGAGCAATCCACCGCGCAGCGATAGCCGTGAGCCGCGGCGTCGTTCCAAAAATAGAGGTCTTGCGTCGCCATGCCCTGTCCCTCGATGCCAGTGAGGGTCTTGAACCACGGCCGGCGCAGGCGCTCGTCCTTGAACATCGACATCCGCCAGAGCGCGAACCCCATGCCCGTCCCACGGCAAGGCACCAGCCCACCATTCGGGTCGGGCGGCTGCGGCCGGAAGTCGCTCGGGTCTTTCGGATCGCCCCACGCCTGGAGCACTCCACCGAAGCCCTTCGTCCAGTAGGCCCCGGAGATGCAGGCGTACTCCTTGTGCGCCTCCATCGCCGCGATAAGGCGAAGCACCCCATCCGGCTGCGGCGCGTTGTCGTGCTCGAGCGTGAGGATGTACTCCCACCTCGAGAGCTCGGGGCTGGCAAGCACCTGCTGGATGATGTCCGAGTACGCCTGCCCCACCTCCGTCCCCTCCGCAGGCAGCCAGAGGTGCGCCTGGTTCGGCGGGAACATGAGGTTGCGGTGCGCGAGGTAGATGCGCAGCGGGATCAGTTCTGCGGACGGCATGATGACCACCATGCGCTGCTTCTTCCATGTCCCGGTGTTGTGGATCCGGGACATGGACTTGGCGAGGTCCGCGTTGTGGTATCCCACGTCCTGCGGGTTGCCGATTGCGATCCTGTTCTTCATGCCTCCCCTTATGCTTTGAACCACCCCAATCGGGCAGTCAAAATTGCAGTGAGCGTGGCCGCGCTGCTCGTCGTGCTGCCGTTGTCGTCGCTGACAACAACCGTGATCGCGCTGCCGTTGTCCGCATAGGCGACGGTCGGGGAGTACGTATCGCTGTCGCTCCCCACGTTCGAGCCGTCGTCCTTCCACTGGTAATGCAGCGTCCCGCCCGAGGTCGTGGCGGCTGTCGTGAACGAAGCCGACTGCCCTTCATAGGCGCTCGCATCGCCGGGGTCTGCCGTGATTTCGGGAGAAGTCCGGTTCACCGCAGCGGCTTGAACGCCGATACCGCCCGAGCCGCTGGCAGAACTCAGCACCTCCACCCGGATCGTCATCGTCTGACTGTCCGAGGCTGCCGAGTACGTGACCTGTATGTCACCACCCGAGGTCGTTCCCGCTCCAAACGCAAGCGTCGTGCTATCGACCTGGTTCCCCGTCGAGGCGTCCGAAATGATCGCGGTCACCCTCGCCGTCGCATCCCCGACGAAGCAGAACACCCGTGCAACCCGCGTCGCCCGGCTCGCGGGGAAGGTGATTTCGTACCCCACGCCGGTCGTATTCAGGGGGAGGCATACCGCCGCGCCCGTGTTCGTGCTGCTACCTGTCGGGTTTCCATCCGTCCACGACACCGTGATTGGAGCCGCAGAGGTTCCCAACGCAGACGCCCCACCAAACGCAGCCGCCGAAATCAGGCTCCCGCCGCCGCTCTTGCGCTCGTTCGGCGTGAAACTACCTACGTTGTTCCACGCTGCCCAATCGTTGTACCCAAGCCCCGTAAGGTTCGCAGTCGTCGTCCCTGCGGATACCGACAGCGACAGTTGCGCCACCTAGAACGTCCCGTTCACCATGTAGAACACGGGCTGTCTCAGGGCGATAGATTGCGATCCCTGAATCTGGCTCAGGGGAACAGCACTAGGCACCGCCGTCGAGAACGTGGCCGAGTAGTGCCCCAAACCTCGGGTGTATTGGATCGAAGCGTTAGACGCGGCCCCCATGATCCCGCTGAACACCGAGTTCACCTGAGAGGCCAGGTATTGAGAGAACGTCGCGTTACCGCCACCCGTGGTAGTCCGGGAGTGGATGCCCACGTAATACTGACCTTCCGCCAGAGACGTAGACCACGGCATCGTCAGAAGCCGCATGCCCGCATAGGTCGAGTTGTTGACCGTCCCGGAGAAGGTGAACGCCTGCGTGTTGCTGGTGGACATCAGTAGCGAAAGCGTGGATCCATTCCGCGTGTAGATGCCCATCTGGAACGAAATGGTGACGGTCCCTGAACTATTGCTGGAGTTCGACAGCACCACCGGGAACGCCACGCGGTCGAACGTGACATTCGGCGCTCGGGCGGGCTGGATGTGCATCGACGCATTGCCCTGCTGACCCGCAACCTGCACGCATCTGTCCTGGGGATTCCAGTAGGGGTACGTTTTCGCATTGAAGATCAGCGATACCGTGGAGCCGTTGGTGCTCAAGCTGATCGGGTCCACCGCCACCAGGCTTGAGGTCGCCGGAACCGACATGACGATCTGGCTGCCGTTCGTGCCGGAGAGCGTCATGTTCACGCCCGACAGGCCGATGGTGGAGCCTGAGGCCGTCGTGTTGCCCGCCGTGTTCGCGCCAAGCAGGTTGAACCAGTTGTTCTCGGCCGCAGCCCCCGGCGCCGCCACGCTTGCCGTGATGATCCCGCCCGCGCTCGTGCCGAACGTCACGTTGTTCGCGTTCGAGAAGTTGATCGTGGTGAACGCGAACGAACCGTTCGAGGCCGAGGCCGCCGCTCCCCCGCCGCCCGCCGCGGCCGACAGCGCGAGGTTGAGCCCGTTGGAGTTGAGCGTGGCCGAGGCCGACACGTTGGTGCCGGCGAACGTGGTCCCCGTGCCCGCGTAGCCCCGGGCGTCGATCGACACGCCGGCCGAGTTGGCCGTCCACGTCACGTTTGATGCCGCGGTGTTGAGCCCCAGCGCGTCGTTCGAGGCGCGCGCCGTCGTGATCCCGTTGTGCGAGGCCGTCACCGTCGAGCCGTTCAAGCCAAACGTGATGCCGTTGCCGTTGCCGAAGACCACGTTCGACAGGTTGTTCGAGGTCGTGCCTGCCGACACGTTGATGTTCGTGATGCCGCCGCCCCCGCTCGGGACGGAGATGATGAACTCCCCGGCGCTGAACCCCACCGAGGCCACCCCGGCCCCGCGGAACGACAGGCTGCGCGCGTCCACCGTCCCGCTCGAGGTGAGCGTCGTGTTGCTCGAGGCGTACAGGCCGATCGTCTGGTTCGACTGCGTGGGCACCGTGTAACTTCCCACCAGGCTGCCGTTCGAGGTGTAGAACGACAGGCCGTTGAGGTTCCCGAACGTCGCGGTCTGGAAGGCGAAGCTGCCGTTCGAGCCCGAGATCGCCTGGTTGCTCTGGCTTGTGAGGTAGTTGGCGTTCGAGCTCTGGTAGTCGGTCTTGACCGACGCCGTGAGCACCCCCGCCCCGTTCAGCCCGAAGCTCACGCCGTTGCCGTTGGCGAACGTGGCCGCGGCGAGGTTGGACGACGTGGTGCCAGCCGAGAGGTTCACCGCCGAGATGAGGCCCGCCGTCGAGGGGACGGTGTAGCTCGCCGTGATCCCCGTGGAGCCGTTCATCCCGAACGAGATGCCATTCCCGTTCAAAAGCGCGATCGTGCCGCTCGTCCCGGTCTGCGTCCCCGCCGCAAAGGCCGCCGGGGCCGTCGAGTGCGAGTGCGTGGACTGGGTGTAGCTGCCGGTCACGGTCCCGTTGTTCATGCCGAACGCAAGGCCGTTGGAGTCGGCGAACTGGATCGTCCCCGAGGTCGCCGTCTGCGTTCCGGCGGCGAATGCTGCGGGCGCCGTCGAATGGCTGTGCGTGCTCTGCGAATAGCTCCCGGTGATCGTCGAGCCATTCAGCCCGAAGGAAACCCCGCCCCCGTTGCCGAAGACCACCGATGCCAGGTTGCCGCTCGTCGTCCCGGCCGAGAAGTTGACCGCGCCGGCGGCCACCACCGAGGCCGTGATGTTCGTGCCGTCGAGGCCGAACGAGACCCCGTTCTTGTTTGAGAAGAGGTTCGAGATTTCGGTCGCGTTGATTTGGAGAGCGACCGCATGGGCGCTATTCCAGTTCGACGGGACGATCTCGAATAGCGGGTCGTCCGGCGTCGTCGCCGTCAGGACGTGGTAAACCGAGGCGGGCACTTAGCCCTCGAGCAGGCGCTTCGCTTCCGCCTTGGCCGCCGCGATGCGCTTCTGGATCTCGGCCAGTTCGTCCCGGGCCGCGTCGCGCTCGTCTAGGGCGGCGTTGCGCTCGGCACGCGCGTCCTGCGCCGCCTTGGCTGCCTCGTTCATGTCGCCTTTCAGGGCGTCGAGGGACAGGCGCGCGGTCTCCGCGGCGCTCTTGACCATCTCCTCGGCGCGCGCGGTCGCCTCCTGCATCTTGGTGGCCGCCGCATCGTAGGCGTCGGACTTCACCTTGGCCGCCTCCTTGAGCGCGTCCTCGCGCAGGCGATCCACCTCGGCCTTGATGCCCTCGCCGAGGGCCTTGGCCTCCTCCACCTGCTTCGCCACCTCGTCGAGTTCCACGCGGGCGAGCGCCAGTTTGGACTCTGCATCGGACCGCGCTTGGTCCAGGGAGCCGATTTCCTCGAAGGCCGCCGCAGCGTCGAGGATCACCCGGTTGCGCTCGGCCCAGGTTTTCAGTTGGTCCGCGAGGTTGAGCAGGTTCGCCATGGCATCAGGTCCGAAGTTGCTGCGCGCGGCGCAGGATGAAGTACACGTTGAGCGAGGTGGTGCCGTCACCAGCCGTCACGCGCGGTCGCACGAGCTCGCAGATCTCGGTGATGGCCTCCACCTTGGCTGCGGTGAAGTCGAGGGCGTTGCCCTGCGGGTCGGTGAGCGTGGCCCACGTCGTCCCGCCGTCGCTTGATCCTTCGACGCGCAGGTTCCCGCCCACTCCGAACGTGCCCGTCACCTGCACGGAGCGATCGGCCCACTGGGTGAACTTGATGGTCGAGCCATCGTCGCCGTTCGCCATCGCGGCGTAGGCCAGCTTGATCGTGGCCGAATCGCCTTCGAGGTCGGTCTTGGTCGGGGTCTTGGTTGCCATCGCTACTCCTTGGTCACATCACGCCACGCGCGGCCATCTCGTACGGGGCCATCACGGGCAGTTGCATTTCAACAATCGAAGGCTTGGCGAACGTGAGCGCCAAGCTGTCGTAGCGGTCCGGCGATCGGCCGAGCCGCTTCTTCATGTCGTCCTTGCTCTCCATCAACAGCAGGCCCGCCCGGAACTCGTACTTGAGCGCCGTGAGGTCCGCCTTGAGCTCGGGGTCGGCCGGGATGGATGCGGTCTCCAGCCAGTCCTTCACCTGGCGAGCCATGTAGGCGCGCAGGTTGTAGTTCTGCCCGTCGTCCATCCGCAGCGCGGAGTTCACGTCCACGACGGTCTTGACGGTCCGCATCCCCTGTTGCCGGTCCGGGAACCAGCCATCGGAGCGAAGGATGTCGGCCACCCCTGCCCCGATGCCGATCGTGTCCACCGCGATCTGCTCGAGCGGGGCCATGTCTTTGTAGGCCCGGGTCATCTCCCGCGCCCAGGATGCGGCCTGCACCACGTCGAGCTTGCCGCGCTGCTCTTGCCGCAGGACCACCCGGCCACGCCGGATCGTCACCACCGTCTTGTCGTCGCCAAAGCGGGCCACGTCCACGCCCACCCGGATGCCGCCGGTCGCAATCACGTCCGCGGGGCCTCGAGCCTGCGCCGCCGTCACCAGTTGCCCCGGGAACCAGGCGTCGCCGACCGAGCCTTCGTAGTCGCGGTCGATCTCCTGCGCGACCACAATCGGATCTTTGGTCTGCTTCTGCTTCTCGTACCACGCCCGGTCCTTCCGGGGGTCGTCCTGCCAGTCGAACACGAAGACCTTGACCCGGCCGCCGTGGCGCTTGCGGTAGAACGAGTTGCCCGCGCCGTTGGGCGTGGACACGTCGATGCGGCAGTTCGTGGTCTCCGACAGCGCCGCGTCCACCGCGACGTCGTGCTCGAGGTGCGCCGACTCGTCCACGAAGTAGATTGATGTCCGGTTGCCGCGGCCGATGTTGTCGCCCGCCTCCCCCACGATCGTCGCGCCGTTGTCGGGGTTGACCACCCGCATGTGCGGCGCGCAGTCCTTCTCGCTGTACCCCGGCGGCTGGAGCTCGGGCGGCAGCAGGTTGAGGAACGCGCGGATCTTCCAGAAGAGGGATTTGGGATCCCCGATCTTGTCCACGTACTCCTCTTTGCGGCTGCCGAAGCCCCCCACGGTGCCGGGGTAGAACGACCACATCCAGGCAGCGAACCCCACGCAAAGCCATGAGGCGCCCATGTCCCGGCTCTTCTCCACCAGGCCATCCTCCCGCGCGCGCCACCGGTCGTAGAGCCACTGGAGGAACTCGGCCTGCTTCGGGAAGAGCACGAACGGCACCGTCACCGCCAGCCCCACCTCCGCATTCCGGGGGTCCACCGTGAAGCCCCAGTCGTGCACGAACTGGGCGGGGCGCGTCTTGTACCACTCCCGGATGCCGGCCCACGCCCCCGGGGTCTCCCGGAGGTTCTTCAGGCGGCGCATCCGCTCCTCGTACACCGGGGCGTAGTCCGGGCGCTTCCAGTTGAAGCCCTCCGGCAGCCAGAACTCGGTCACTTCCCGATCATTCGCAGGTAGGCGTCGGACGGGGTGAGCGCCACGTCATGCTGGTTCTGGATCGGCCCCCCACCCTTGCCGGCGTGCTCGATATCCACCTTGTCCCGCCACCGCGCCGGCTGCCGGTTGCGCAGCCACAGGCTCGCGGCCTGCGTGTCCGGCGGGTAGTGCTTCGTGATCTCTTCCTTGATGATCTGCCCCTGGTACTGGGCGATGTAGAGCTCCGGGTGGGTGTAGCCCTTGGCCCGCTGGTACAGGGAATCGGCGATCTCGGCGTCCGCCCGCTCCTTCCCGTCCTTGATGGACTCGGAAAATTCGGGGTGGACCTTCTTCCACTCGTGGATCGTGTCCGGGTTCACGCCGAAGAAGTCGGCGAGTTCCTCATCCGTGGCGCCGAGGAGGCAGAGCTTGTATGCCTGCTTGGCGAACTGGGGCCCGTAGTCGGAGGGCCTACCCCTTCCCCTGCCTGTGGCGGATGCTTTGCTTTCGGCCTTCTTGGCTTTTGTCGCACGCTTCACCACGTCTGCCCCCGAACAGCCATGCCGAGCGTCGTTTCCAGCACGCCAAACTCGCGCGCCACGGCCTTGATTCCTTCTCCCCGCTCACACCGAACGCGCGCCTCAAGCACCATGTAATCCGTGAGTTTCGTGCGCGTGTTGTGTTGCATCTGAACGCTTTGCGGCGACCACATGCAATTCTCCGGCTCGTAATTGCCGTTCGGATTGATTCGGTCAAGCGAATGACCATCCGGGCGCGGCCCCATGTCAGCGAGGAAATTGCTGAAGGATTGCCACCGCTCGCAAACCTTGATCCCGCGCCCGCCATACCACTTGTAGCTCCGGCGGTTCGGATTCGTGCACCGCGTCTTCATGCTGCTCCACGAAACCCACTCAGGACCATCCGAAATCCGTGCCTTGCGCGCGCTTTCTCCCTTGCTCATATTCATAGGCGTCGCGGCATTCGGCGTCGCAGAACAGGAGTCCGCCTCGGAGTCCTCCACGGCAATACCAGCAGTATCCGGTTGCGTCGAGGGTCGGACGCCTTTTGCGGAGCGCCTCTTTGAGGGCGCGCTCTTCTTCGACTTGGGCACGGTCAATGTCATCCACGGTCGGGCAGGGCGAGGGGCTGGTGGGACTTGAGGATGGGCGGATTGAGTTCGATCACGACGTGGTTCTGGTCGTCATCGCACTTCAAGGCGGCGAACCAGTAGTCGGGGGCCTCGGGGTTGAAGGCCATCTCGCCTTCGACCATCTTGCCCAGCGTGTCGGGCTCCTTGACCCATTCCGGCACTTCGCCGAGCGGGCACGGGGTCCAGTTCTGCTTCCCATCTTCGCTGCGGTAGATCACCAGCCGCGCTTGCGCCACGATTCCTCCCCTACATCCCCTTGCGGAGCAGCATCGAGCCGCCGCTGGCGGCCTCGTTGAACCCCTGGTTGAACGCCTGCTCGCCTTCCTGATCTTCGGCGCTCGGGCCTTGGTCGAACATGGAGCGAGCCATCTCGAGCGCGTCGTCGAGGTTCTTGGCCGGCTGCATGCCGGGTTCCGGGCCCTCTTGGCCCTCGGGCATGGACTCGTCCTGTCCTTGCGGCTCTTCGCCGACAGAGAATTGCCCGTCGTCGCCCTGTTCGATGCAGATGACTTTCGCCATGGCGGGGTCCTAGTGCTTGACGCGCGGCTTCGCGCTGGGGTTGGTCGTGCGGGCGTGCTTGACGCGGCGCCGGTGCTGGGCGAGCAAAAGAAGGCTCATGTCCTCGGCGAAGACGGGCTTGGCGACCCCGATCGCGGGGCCGAGCCGTTCACCGCACCTTGTCCTGCTTCTCATCGAGGCGATCGAAGATGCGCTTCATGTCGTCCTTGATCTCGGCCTTCAAGCCATCCAGGGCCTTGTTGATGCCGGCGACCGCCTCCTGGATTCGGGGAGTGCTCGGGTAGTGCTCGGCCACGTGCACGCGGAACTGCGCGAACTCGCGCTCGACACGCTCGCGTTCCGTGCGCTCGGTCTTGATCTGGCCGTTGATCCACCCGGCGACCGCGCCGGTGAAGGAAACGACGAAGCTGGCGATTCCCAGCCAATCGGCAAGGGTGAGATTCATGGGGTCCGCGTCTGGTGCATGGCGTGGGCTCCTACTTGCCGGTCAAACGTCGCCCCAGCGCTTCGTAGGCGGGGCGGGAGAAGTGCGAGCGGATGCCGTCGAGCCGTTGGGGCCCCCAGGCATCGCGCCAGATGAAAGGCATCACGGCCACGACATCGCCGTGCGCTTGTGCGAACTGCTCGAAACAAGTCGGGTCCGCGTTCAACCCGAAGAGCGGCGAAGGCACGAGGATCGTGCGCTTGGCACCGCGGCGGATGCGCCCGATCAGCCGATCGTCGGCCATCACGTCGCACCCCTTGGGGTAGTCGTCACCCCCCACCGCATCCCAGTCGTCCAGCCCCGGGAGATCCGGCTTGTCGGCCATGATCGTCCAGAGTTCCACCGGCCCGAGCTCGGGGAAGTCCGTGGCGAACATCGCCCGAAGGCTTGCGTTCTGCTCGCGCACCCGCGCGTCCGACAGCACCTTGAGTCCCGCATCGGGGTTCTCGAGGTTCGGTTCGTCGCGCCAGTAGAAGGCCCGCACCTTGAGCCCCTCGAGCGCGCCCAACCGGCGCAACTCGAAAAGCCACGCCCAGGCGAATGCGGTGGTCCCCGGGACGTTGCCTTTGTCCGCGTCGGCGGCGATCACCACCTCACCGAAGCCAGCCTTGCGCGCGTCCTTGAGGTTTTCGACCGTTTGGCTCAACTCCCCCCAAGGGGCCGAGAAGTACAGGTTGCAGTGCCCGATCGTTTCCGCGGCCTGCCCTGGCGCGTCCCCGTAGTAGCCGAACAGGATGTCCTTGCGCTGCACCGCAGGGGCCGGCGGGGCGTTTAACTTCGATCCCCCACCACCGCAGGCGGCGAGAGCGCCCGCCGCCAAGATGAACTGGCGGCGCGAGAACACGGGCTAGATGCGCTTGTCCGGCACCACCTCGAGCACGGCCGCGCACCGCTTCTTGCGCTCGTCCTCGAGCTTCTTGATGATCGCCTGCTGCCGCTCGACGATCTTATCCATGTAGCGGCTCGCCATGTACTGCACCACCATCTCCTGCCGCAGTGCGTCGTACGTCTTGCGGGTCATGGCGCAGTGCGCGTCGTCGCACGCCACCTGCCCTTCCTTCAATTCCACCTTGCCTTCGGCCGCGGCGACCCCTGCTACCATCAGCAGCACGAAGAGGATGGCGCGCATGGCTAGAACGGCTTGTGGATGTCGCGCAGTTCGCGCAGCACGCCGTCCACCTTTTCGGGGTACTTGCGCGCGACGTAGCCGATGGCGATCACGACCGCGAGCGCGGTCAGGGCGATGGTGACGACATAGCTCATGGCGTGACCCCTTGGACGAGTTTCTGGAGAGCGATCATCCGTTCGGCTGTTTCGCGGCAGGACTGGTAGTTGGCTGCGACGGTTTCGGCGGCGGCAGCGGCTTCAACGGGGGCGGCGGCTGCAATAGCTCCGACGGGATCTTCGGGAGGCTCACCACGGGCGGCGGCGTCGTGCAGCACGCGGAAACCAGCAGGCAGAGGGCAAGCGTCGGAAGGAACGTAGCGGGTGACTTCACGGACGATCTCCTCGCCTTTCTCCCGGACCACTTGGATGCGGTCGCGGTACTCGATCACGGTCTTCGTGACCACCTCGGCGTTGCGGGCCTCGAGCTCGGCGATGCGCTTGGCCTGCGCCGCATGCTCCATGTCCCACTTCACCTGCACCGAATGGGCGCCGCGGCGGTAGCCCGCCATCCCGGCCCCGAAGAAGAGCCCGCCCACCAGCAGGGCCACCAGAGCGCCGATCCACCACTCCTTCGGGACCAGCGACAGGACGCCCACCTACTTCTCCGGCAGCGGCGGGACGACGGGCACGGGCGAGAAGAACCGGACGATCAGCGGCGTCACGAAGATCGCGCCGTACGCACTCAGCAGGCCCACGTCCAAGCCGGTCTTGGATGTGTGCCGCAGGAAGGCCCACGTGCACACGAACCACGAACCCACGAAGATGCACGCCACCTTGGACACCCGGCCGTTCTCCATCACCAGGTCGAAGAGGTTGAACTGGGTCATGCTCTCGTTGATGTGCGCTCGGTAGAGCGACCAGATCACCATGAGCATCACCAGCAGCCCCACCCAGTCGCTCGCGTCAAGGGAAGTCGCGCAGTGCTTGAGGAAGTCGAGCATGTCAGCCTTTCCGCATCGCCTCGGCGAGCCGTTGGGCGCGGGCGCCGACTTGCGCCGCCCACTTGGAGTCCAGCATCTCGACCGCAGCAGTCTCGAAGTCCGCGCTGGCGATGGCCCGCAGCATGCCGCGGAATCCCGCCAGCCGGTCGTAGCCGATGTTGAAGGCCATGTTGACCACGACCGCCTTGCGCGCGTCGGAGAGCGCATCGAACGCCGGGATCAGTCGCTTGGCGTCGGCCTCGGCGTCGTCGATGTCATGCTCGAGCAAAAGGTCCACCACCGGCATCGGCAGCGGCTTGTCGTCCAGGTTGTGCCCCACGCCGATCGTGAGCTTGCCCACCGTATCGGTGTATGGAGAGAGCCGCACGCCCTCGTCCACTTTCAACTGGGCGCGGAGGATGTCGCGGTACATCAGAACGCCAAGATCCGGTCAAGAATCCAGCGCGCCGCGAAACGCACCCTGCCGTCCAGCCAGTTGCCGAACGCCATGCACGCCCACGCCAGAAACCATAGAGGCGCCAGCACGATGAACCCCAGTACCATCGAGGCGCGGCCGGCGGGAATCGCCCACGCACGGACTTCATCGCGGAGCTCGGTCCGAATGTCCATGGGGGTCTTCCGGGTTTTGAAGGGCGAGCGAGCCCGCGTACGCACAACGGGCTCATGCCCCAAAAGGGGCGCGCGGGGGTTCGCGGATATTGGTTTTCTTCTGCCTACTACCCCACTGCGCGCGATTTTCTGTCGGCGCTATCCGACAAGTCAATGGGTTGGCAACTTACAGTCGGGACGTTCGAGACCCCTTAGCGAGGGGGTTTAATCCAGAAGTTCCACACGCCGCGCCCCCATCCCACGGTGTAGATGAAGGCCAGCCCGAAGATGGCCCACTGTCCCGCCTGATAGGTCGTGTAGATCCACGCGGGTTGAGCGGCGAGCCCGAACAGGCACGCGAACCGGCGCCAGCTCGGCCGTGCGTCCTGCGACAGCCACACGGACGCGAGCCCGCATACGCCGATGATGATTTGATCGAGACCCATACGAAAGGGGGCTCAGTCGATCACGCGGAATTGCGTGATGGGAATCCACTCGCCCTTGTGTTGGATCAGGCACCCCTCGATGTACCCGAAGCGGTGCGGTTTGTTCATCGCTTCCGACGTGACCTTGCAGCGGTAGGGCGGCACTAACACGGAGGCCGCAAGGACTCCGATGATTGCAAGCACAAGAACCGCTTCGATCAGGGTGAAGCCTTTCATGTCTATCCTTTCGGTGTATACGTGGAGGGGGACTCGGTCGGCGGTACGTGCTTCTTCGCCGGTCGATAGCGCGGTATCACGCCTGGAGGCGGGCTGCGTGGCACGATGGCGTGCCGCCAGTATTGAGGGAAACAGGTCAGGCAGAACCGGCACCAATTGCCCGTCTTCCCGCGACGGAACAGCCGCCACACCATCGCCGTGTTCTCGCGGCTGAACTCGTGACCGCGCTTGCAATGCGTCTTCGTGGCATTCTTGGCGAAAGGCGAGTCACTGTAGTCCACGTAGTTCTCGTAGTACGTCACCACGCGAAGGTGCGAGGGGTTGACGCACTTCGGGTTCTTGCAGATGTGATCCAGGCACATCCCCTCGGGGATCGGCCCGCAGGTCAACTCCCAGGCGACGCGATGGGCAACAAGGATCTTCCCGTGCCCGCCACCGCTCCAGATGCAGCCGTAGCCCCAATGCCGGGTAGCGCCCTTCCACGTCCAGCACGCCTCGAGGCCGCCGGAGGAATCGACCTTCTCCCAAAACCGCTCGGCCAGCGGGCGCCGCGGGAGGATGTCGCCTTTCTTCACGCCCATCATTCCTCCTTGAACCCGTCCCTCTGCGAAGGCGGTTCGGTCACGGGCGGATCGACGGTGCCGCCCAGCGCGACGATGGCCTCGCTGATCGTCCGGTCCACGGGCACGCCTTCGTGAAACTTCTGGATCTGGTTGACCTCGCCCGTAATAGCGCACTTGAGCCCGCCGGGCTTGTAGCAAACGGTCGGGCAGCCGCACGGGTCGCCTACGTTCTTCACTTCTTTGTTCATGGCTTCTCGTCGGCGGGCGGCGATTTCAAGGCGCGGCACTTATCGGCGGCGGCGCCGCGCGAGGTCATGTCACGCAGCACGGGGCTCTGCGCTCGGGCGCACGCCTCGCAGGCCGCATCCCAGGCGAGTTCCATGCCCTGCACCATCCCCGGCCACACGGCGTCGGCGCTCGGCCCCGCGAGCAGCGGTTGGTTCTTCGCAAGCCAGTCTCGAAAGGCGCTCATGGATTCTCCTGTTGCGGTGCAGCGAACCCGCTGCACTCGTGAGGTACAGAAATTCCCCGTCTCTCCGAGGTGTCACCGGCACCGAGTTCCCGGTTCAGGCCGTCCATTTCGCGGGCGTCCAGTTCGTCACGCTGACTATTCGCACCGGGGCTACTAAGCGTGAGCTTCGCTTCCGGCTCGGCGGTCTGGTGGCCGCCCCGCTCGCCCGAAAGGCTCGCGTGTGGGATCACTTGGAACAATCCTTGGGATGCAGTTGCTTCACGGTGAGGCCGTTGAACCAGCGGCGCAGGGCGTAGGAGCGCACCAGCGAAATCGCGGTGAACACCACGCCCAGGCTTTCGCCAGCGCCAAGGGGCGGGACTTGCAGTAGAAAGCAAGCGAGCAAGGCAAGACATTTGCCGATTATCGGATGCGCCCCCTTAGTTGAGCAACACATCCTTGCCTTAGCAATTTAGGAAAGTCTGCCTTTATCAACGAAGTGTTGACCGGCCTTAGTAAAGCGAAGCTTTCCCTTGGATTGAATTTGTATCCAAGCTAAAGGCTGGCTTTAGTATGGAATGCAATCAATTGCATAATAAAGGCTGGCTTTCCTAAGGAAGCCCGACTTCGCCATAGTAAAGGCAGCCAGATGAAACAACCCAACGAAGGACGCGCCGGCCGCTACATAACTCAGCCAACGGGATACAAGGCTTTTATCCCCGCAAGCCTCCCTCCCGAGCCGCCCGTTGCTTACGACGCTGAACTGCACAAACTACTAGCGGACGCCAACATCGCACTTGGTCGCCTGGACGGCTCGATTCAGACGCTGCCCAATCCCGATTTGTTTGTGCTGATGTACGTCCGCGATGCCGAACGCCTGCCCGACGCCCACGGGGAGCCCGAACAGCGGCAGCACCAGCAGGTTCGCCACGAAGTTGATGCCGAACCCGATCAGGATGTTGGCCCACGCCTCGATGAAGCTGTGGAGCTTCGTCTGTCCGCTCACGCCCCGCCCTCCTCGCTCTACCCGCTGCATGCCGCAGGGGGTTCGGGATCGCGCTCCCAGATCACGAAGAGAATGCGCCCCTCGTCGTCTGTGCGCGTGATCGCCACGATTTCGCCCGCCTCGTTCCTCGTCGTCGTAACGGCCCCGTGGAGCTGCTCCAGCAACTCTTCGGGAGTGCGGGCGACGACGCGACGCCGCAACTGCGCGATCTCGGTTTCCAGGCGGTCCGCGCGCTTGCGCTGCTCCTCGGCTTCATCGGCGGCGGTAACGAGCCCATCGGCCAGGCTGTCGGATGACTGTCTGGCAAGGCGCTTCATTTCGCCAATCTTCTCCACCGCATCAAGCAACGCCACCGCGAGGTCGTAGGCGCGCGGATCGCACGACGAGCGCCCGTGGTCTGCCTTGAGCTTCGCCGCGTGCATCAGGATTTCGTGGTTGATCGGGTTCACGGCTTCTCCTTGAAAACGCAGTCCTGTTTATGCCACTCGGTCACGGCACAGGCTTCTCGGCGGGCCCCTTGTCGATGCCGTAGGCCGAGAAGTCGGGCACCGGCAACAGGCGCTTACCCTTCGGCTCAAGCCGGTTCACGTCGAACCAGTGCGCATCCGGGTATTTTCCATCCTTCCCGCACGGCGGCGTCAGAATTGCCTGGACACAACCGTATGCGTCGAACGAGACGGACGAAACCATGCCGGTGAAGCCGGAAACCTTGTCTTTCTGCTGAGTGCCCAACAGGGCGATCACTTGCTCTCGGGTCATTGCTCTACTCCTTCGTGGTTGAATTGTCGTCAGGACGACGCTGGAAACTGCCTTGTTGGGGGGACGGGTAGGATCGGCGATAGCACCAGATCAGGTGTCGCCACTTCCTGCCGTCCGGCTTCTTCCAGCACACCCCGAACACGCGCCGGAAGATGTGCATGTCCGCCCACAGGACGTATTCCCGCGTGTTGATGTCCAGTGCGAATCTCATTTCGGTGTACCTCCACGGGACTGCGAATAGGGCGAGTGAACCGGACAGCTAATGTTCATCCCGAAGCCTTGCGAACAGATGCACTCGCAACTGCCCCCGCTATGGGGTTGGTTCGCGGTGAGCCCCGTTCCAGAGGGATCGCTCCCGAAATCGCCCCTCCGGGTAGGGGGCTCGCGAAGATGCTCTCCGTTCTTCTTGAGCACCGCGTCCACCTCCTCGTCGTGGATGCGGGCCATGATGTCCTCGTAGTCGGCCTGAGGGTAGGCGGCGCGAAGCTGGGCGAATCGCTCGAAACGCTGTTGTGTCCGGTCCATCAGCGCGCCCCCGCCAGCTTCTTGAGGCTCTTGCGGGTCAGGCCCTCGATCTCCATGCGCTCCTCGCACAGCGCGACGGTTTCGGACGAGCGCAGCGCAACGTCGGGGAGGTCTTTGTCTTTCGGGAACTTACTCGCCATGCGAACCCCCTGAATCGGGGGGCTCGGTCTGGATCACCTTCGCGGATGGAATAAACGTCCCGCACAGCACTTGAGCGCCACAATGGCTGCATGTGACGCGCTCCACCTCCCCAAACTCTGAGCCCCCTGATTTGTGTACCTCGGAACCCTTCTGGAACGCGAGCCACGCGATGTCGTGATCCTGGCTGTGATCGACCGTGTAGAGCGCGGGGTCGAGTGAGATCCACCACTCGGAGAATCTGGCGTAGTCGCTCATTTCGTGCCTTTCGATGTGCAGTCCATAGGGGGCTCGGTCACGGGTAGTAGGCGCGGCGTTGGGCGGCAAGGTCCGCCTCGGCCTGCTCGCGCTGTTCAGCTTCGTGTTCCTCGCGCAGCGTTTCGGCCTCGTCCTCGTAGGCCGTGGGGCTCTGCCCCGGCTCGTCCACGGCGCCCAGGTGGCCGCTGGCCCACGCCTCGCACTTGCTGTACCCCGGCATGTGTTGCAACCGGAACGGGGCGGGAACCGGCGCGAGGCACAACGCCTTCACGGGGCCGTCACCGTGGCACCCGGCGATCATCTCGCTCCAATAGCGGCAGCCCTTGCAGTCCCGCGTTTCGCCGTAGGTGCGATGGCTCATTCCGAACCCCCTTCTCGCAGGGGCGGGTTCGTGCCCCTGAGACGTTTGATGTAGGACGGCCGCAGCTTGTCGCAGGCGATGCAGGACCGATGCCCGCGCCGATTGAGTCGCAGGTTCTCGCCTGCCAGCGGATGCCCGCGCTTGCAGTAATACTTGGCCTTGTTGAGCGCGGACGGGCTCAGGCTGTTCTCGACTACGTTTTGATCCCGAGTCACGAAGCGCAGATGGTCGGGATTGTAGCAAAGCCGATTGCGGCAGATGTGATCCACCTGCATGCCTTCGGGGATTTCCTGCCCCAGCAGCCCGAAAACAACGCGGTGCGTGTAGTCGAGCTTGTTTGGCATGGCGACATGGATCGTCCCGTGCCCGTGCGTCCTGGCCCCGGTCCAGACCCAGCAGCCATTCGGCGCGCTCTTGTCCACCTTCTCCCAGAACCGATCTGCCAGCGGACGGCTCGCCTTCGGATTGGGCCTGCCCTTGAGCGGGTTCACCCAATCAGCCGGACGCGGCGTGCTGCGAACTCCCTTAGGCATTGTCCGAACCCCTTTGTCTCTGCGGCTCGATCGCTTCTGCGATCACCGCGTCAATCAGTTCCGCGTCAACCTCACCCACCACGTCCCGCAGGCGGCGCAACTCGTCCAGCATCCGAGGAGCGGCGGCGATCAGGTGAGCATTGGCTTCGCACGCGGCGTTGTCCTCGCGCCAATCCTTGCCCCGCGCCCGGTGGTCGGGTCCGTTCACGGTAGCGATCTTCCAGCCGTTGCCGGTGGCTCGCACCTCGCGGACATCGTTGACCCTCCACGGTCCCGGCGTATGTTTCACGGCTTCGCCCCCGATGAGTCTTGCGCGTGCCACTCGGTTTTCGTCGCCATGATTTCTGTGCCTGGTTGATGGCCTTCAATTACTCGACCGGCTCGAACTCGGCCTTGTCGTTCAGCCGATAGCGCACGCCGGACTTGAGCGTTTCGCCGTCGATTTCGCCCGCCTTCCAGCGGTACACACCGCGCTCGCGGTCGTAATACTGGATGCGGATGGAGCCCCACATGCCCGCCGTCGCGGTGCCTCTG